CCAATATTAGGTACTCTAACAGATTCTACAAATAATAATAAATCTGTTATAACATTTAGATTAGAATCAAATCAAATATATTATGATTCAGCATATGTTACTGCCCAAACAGATAATGGTGGTTGGAGAACATTAGATATCACTCATATTGATAAAAGTGGTTGGAATAATGTAGGTAATAGCGATGCTACCTTTATGGCTATTGAACTTATAGGTGATAAAGGTAGCTCAGGTTCATCAGGTACAAGCGGTAGCTCAGGCTCTTCAGGCACTTCAGGTTCATCAGGCTCATCAGGTACTTCAGGAAGTTCGGGCTCATCAGGTACATCAGGCTCAAGTGGATCTTCAGGAACTTCAGGTAATACTGGTTCTTCGGGAACTTCAGGAACATCAGGTAGTTCAGGTTCTTCAGGAACAAGTGGTTCTAGTGGTTCATCAGGAACAAGTGGTGTCCAAGGTAACCCAGGAACAAGTGGTACATCAGGTTCATCAGGATCAAGTGGTTCTTCAGGAACTTCAGGTAATACAGGTTCTTCAGGAACTTCAGGAACATCAGGTAGTTCAGGTTCATCCGGAACTTCAGGAACTTCAGGTTCAGATGGTTCATCTGGTTCTTCAGGAACAAGTGGTAACTCAGGTTCATCTGGTTCATCCGGTACATCAGGTACTTCAGGTAATACCGGTTCTTCAGGAACTTCAGGAACTTCAGGTTCAAACGGTTCTTCAGGTTCATCAGGAACAAGTGGTTCAAGTGGTTCATCAGGAACAAGTGGTGTCCAAGGTAATCCTGGAACAAGTGGTTCTTCAGGCTCATCAGGCACAAGTGGTTCTTCAGGGTCATCTGGTACTTCAGGAACTTCAGGTTCAGATGGTTCATCAGGTTCCTCTGGAACAAGTGGTAACTCCGGCTCATCGGGTTCATCAGGAACAAGCGGTAACTCTGGTACTTCAGGTTCTTCAGGTTCTTCAGGAAACTCAGGATCAAGTGGTTCATCTGGAACTTCAGGAAATACAGGATCAAGTGGTACATCAGGAACTTCAGGCTCATCAGGTTCATCAGGAACAAGTGGCTCATCAGGGTCATCTGGTACTTCAGGTAGTTCAGGCTCAAGTGGTTCTTCAGGCTCAAGTGGTACTTCAGGTTCATCGGGAACTTCAGGTTCATCTGGGTCAAGTGGTACATCAGGACAAGATGGTAATTTTGGTGGTGCTACTTTTAATTATACATTTGACACAGCAACAGGTACTGCTGATCCAGGTAATGGAGATATAAGATTAAATAACACTACACAAAACGCATCTACATTATCCATTATTAGTCAGACTACAGAAGATGGTGATAATATACAGTCATTTTTAGAGAGTATTGATGCCTCTACATCAGCAGTAAAGGGTCATATGAGAATAGCGGATAAATTCGCTCCAGAAAATTTTATATTGTTTTCAATATCAAACCTAACAGACTTAGGTGTATATTGGACAATAAACATAAGTGAACAAGCATCATCAGCTGCATCCCCATTTACTAATAATGAAGATGTAATTGTTTCTTTCGCCTTAGTAGGTGATAGAGGAGATGATGGTACATCAGGAACATCTGGTTCAAGTGGAACTTCGGGTTCATCAGGTAGTTCAGGTAATAGTGGTACTTCAGGTTCTTCAGGTTCAAGTGGTTCTTCAGGAACAAGTGGTTCTTCAGGAAACTCAGGATCAAGTGGTTCATCTGGAACTTCAGGTTCAAGTGGATCATCAGGTACATCAGGTTCATCAGGAAATTCAGGCTCTTCAGGTTCCTCAGGAACATCTGGTTCAAGTGGTTCATCTGGTTCTTCAGGCTCTTCAGGCTCTTCAGGTTCAAGTGGTTCATCTGGAACTTCAGGTTCAAGTGGTTCCTCAGGTTCAAGTGGTTCATCAGGAACATCTGGTTCATCAGGAACAAGTGGTACAGCAACAATAACAAATTTAGGTAACAATAGAGTAACTACATCAACAGGAACTCAAGGTGCATTAAATGCTGAAGCTAATTTTACATTTGATGGTACTAAACTTACAGTATCAGGATCAGGTAGCACAATTTTAGATGTACAAGGATCTCAAGGTCAATTATTTTCAGTAACAGATGATTTGACAGGGATAGTATTTGCAGCATCTGATATATCAGGTGTTCCAATCTTATCTGTAAGTGGTTCAGGTTTAACAATGATTGATGGTACTTTAAATGCCCCTAATTTACCTAATATAACAACTAGTAATGATGTATTAGTTGTAGATTCAAGTGGTAATGTAGGATATGAAACAAATGCCGCTTCAAGTGGAACCTCAGGTAGTTCAGGCTCAAGTGGTAGTTCAGGCTCAAGTGGTAGTTCAGGCTCAAGTGGTACATCAGGCTCAAGTGGTTCATCTGGTTCATCAGGTTCTTCAGGAACAAGTGGATCATCAGGATCTTCAGGAACAAGTGGTTCTTCAGGAAACTCAGGATCAAGTGGTTCATCTGGAACTTCAGGTTCATCTGGATCAAGTGGTACATCTGGTTCATCAGGAAATTCAGGAACTTCGGGTTCATCCGGTAGTTCAGGTTCATCGGGTAGTTCAGGTTCTTCAGGAACAAGTGGTGGAACAGGTACCCCAGGAACATCAGGTTCTAGTGGTTCATCAGGAACCTCAGGTTCTAGTGGTTCATCAGGAACAAGCGGTAACTCTGGTACTTCAGGTAGTTCAGGATCAAGTGGTAACTCAGGTTCAAGTGGTTCATCAGGATCAAGTGGTACAAGTGGTTCTAGTGGTTCATCAGGAACAAGCGGTAACTCTGGTACTTCAGGTAGTTCAGGATCAAGTGGTACAAGTGGTTCTAGTGGTTCATCAGGAACAAGCGGTAACTCTGGTACTTCAGGTAGTTCAGGATCAAGTGGTAACTCAGGTTCTAGTGGTTCATCAGGAACAAGCGGTAACTCTGGTACTTCAGGTAGTTCAGGATCAAGTGGTAACTCAGGTTCTTCAGGTTCTTCAGGAACATCAGGTAACTCAGGTTCTTCAGGTTCTTCAGGAACAAGCGGAACAGCTACTATAACAAATTTAGGTAACAACAGAGTTACAACTTCAACAGGTACACAAGGCCAATTAAATGCTGAAGGTAGTTTAACATTTGATGGTAACATATTACATAACGATTCCCAAAATATAGCCATTAATGAAGGCCAGAAATTCATACTTGATTATGATGGAGATAGTTTTGGAAACATATCTTATGATTTAAATAATTTAGCTGGTTATGGTGCCCAAAACGTTTATGCTACTCCTGGTGAATGTCATGTCTTTACAGAGGGTGATGGAGATGCATTAGCTCAAATTAGGGCTATGCAAATAACTATAGGAAGTAGCCAAACAAATTCAGCTACTAGATTTTCTATAGCTGGTGGATTAAAAAACACAGGTTCAAGTTCAACTGAAAGTTTTATTGGTGGTGGTTGTAGAAATTATATATCCAGTGGTAAAACTAGTGTAATAGCAGGAGGATCAGTAAATTGTATAGTCAATAATAATACTGCTTGTTCAGGAAATTTTATAGGAGCAGGAGGTGCCAATAAAATTAATACTTGTGTTGGTAATAGTGCTATAGTTGCAGGATGTAACAACTGCATCTGTCAAACAGGTACAAATTGTAGTTTTATAGGTGCAGGAGATTTCAATGTAATTTGTGTAAGTTCACCTAAGAGTTCTATTGTTGGAGGTACTACGAATAAAATTTATAATTCTAACACCTCTGCTATCTTAGGAGGTAGACTAAATTGTATATGTAATGGTGCTAATTGTAGTGCTATATTAGGTGGGTATAGCAATTACATTAATGGTCATGATTATTCCTTTCTTGCTGGTTATAACTTATCTTCAAATCAAAATTGTACCTTTTATACTCAATGTTCTCATGTTAGAAATCATTTAAATGTAGGGGGTACTGGAAATGCTTGTAATACAACTACAGGTAGAATTGATGCAACAAATGATATTGTAGCTTATGCTACTTCTGATAAAAGATTAAAATGTAATATTAAACCTATAGAAAATTCTTTATGTAAAGTAATTGGAGTAAGTGGTAATACATTTGATTGGAAAGAATTAACTAAAGAAGAAACAAAAACTATACACGGTAATACAGGTAAAGATGTAGGAGTAATTGCACAAGAAATAGAAGCAATACTACCAGAAGCTGTTACAACTAGAGATAGTGGATATAAAGCCGTTAACTATGAAAAAATTGTACCTTTATTAATTGAAGCAATTAAAGACTTAACAGTTAAAGTAGAAGAATTAGAATTAAAAATAAGTAGGGATATCTAAAATATTTTTGTATATTCCCCCTATGAAGATATGTATAATTACAAACTATATTGATAGGGGGTATGTGAATGAATTATTTATTTTAGATAATTTAATTTCTACATTAAACCTTCAACAAAAAGATATATATTCAATATCTGATGTAAATTTATCATATAGTATAAACAAAAACTATACTCATGTTTTAGTATTATTAGATTTTAAAGTAACTTCTTTACTATCCCTTACTCCCTTTTTAGATAATATTTCTATCCCTAAAATTTTTGTAATTGATACTATTCCTGAAATACATAAAAATATAGATGTTGATATTTTAAAACATTATAATTTTAAATCTGATTCATCATATAACTCTTTATCAAAAAATTCCCAAAATACATTATACAACGATTATGCTGATGCCTTAATTTTTTATAGTAATTTAGACTTTAATCTTTTTACAAACTATTACGAAATCCAAAGTAATAAAAAAGTAACAATAATTCCCCCTTCTTTAGGAAAAGAAAAATCTATTACCTTTAATCCTTCCTATTTTAAACCTAATAATAATATAGGATTTAATGGTATACCTTCATTTAATAATGGGTTTGGGCATTTAATTCCTTCATTAGCCTCTTTATCTGACTATAATTTGAAAATATATGGGAAACATGGAAGAAGTCCATTTACAACTCAACCTTTAATAAATAATGCAACGGCATTACATTCTAATATCAGTTTTAAAGGTCAATTAAGAAACTTCAGTAATTTTTATAAAACTAACCATATATATGCTAATATAGGACTTTATAATTCTTTTGATTTACAAACATTATATAGTATGGTAAATGGTATGGTACCTATAATATCCCCAAATTTGCCAATATCCGAATTTTTACCAAATTACCCCTTTATATCTAAGTGTAATTACAATGAAATAACAAAAACTATTATACAAATTAAAAATACTTCTGATAGTGATTTAAAGGATATATTGTACCAAGAAGTTAATAATATAAAGTTTTTAAATGATAATTTTTTAAAAGAAAAATACCATTTTTTCTTAGATTCCTTATAATATGAATACAAAATACTCTACACTTGGTTTTGATAAAATCTATGTTATAAACCTAAAACGCAGACTAGACAGAAAAAAAACTTTAATAGATAATTTTCCTAATATTGATTTTACTTTTATAGAAGCAATAGATGGTAAAGACCTTAACCAAGAACAATTGTTAAAAGATAAAATATTAAATTCCTCTTTTTTTGATCCTAATGGTATGGTAACTATGGGAGTATTTGCTTGTGCTCTATCCCATAAAAAGGCATGGGATCAGGCTTTATCTGATGGTGTAAAAAATGCTTTATTTTTAGAAGATGATATTATTTTACATAAACCAATACTAAATACCGACAATACTTTTACTGATGAATACTCTAAAATTATTAATGAAATTGAAAATTCTAATTACGATTTAATTCATTTAGGTAAAAAAAATCAAAATACTGAGGGTTTAAATGTTGGAAAATATTTAACTCTCCCAACCCCTAGTTCAAATTGGGAAGGAGCCCATTCTTATATTGCAACTAATCATATGCTCAAAGTTTTAACTAATAAGGTCTTACCTATTAAAAACGCAGCGGATGTGTACCTAGAACAATTTTATAATACTCATAATTCTTTTACATTAAAAAATAGTATTTTTCTCCAAATATCCGATCTTTCCCATTCAAGTGTATCTGATTCAGACACCTTTTTCAATGAATTTAGAAAAGGAGGGGGAAGGGTTGGTATTTCTTTTGATGAAAATGGTAATATCTTAAATAAAAACATAGCTAAATATATAAAACATCCAAAAGAAGTAGATGAATACACAGAAATTGTCTTATCAGAACCTAAATTTGGGATTCAAAATTTTTCTAGCAAGGATAAACTAAACCTTAACTTTTTTAGTATAATTAGATTAATAGATTTTTTATCTAAAAATTTGAATCAAAGAGGAAAAATGGTAGAAATAAACAGCCATTTAGGAGAAAATACTTTTTATTTTGGTTCTAGTGGTTTATTTTCTAATATATATGCTATTGATCCCCTTAAGGGAGAAGATGAATTTAATATTAAACATAATTTAACTTGGGAAGATATAAAAATAGGATTTAATAATAACAATTATTTCCATAAAAATATCAACCATATAAATCAAGACCCCACTTTAATTTCTGAATCTTTTGATGATTTATTATTTCTTTATATTAATAATAGAAAACAAGAAAATATTAAACCTTTAATTAAAAGGTATTTTCCTAAAATTTCTAAAAAGGGTTTTATAGGTGGTAACAATATACAAGACGCTCCCCCTAAAGCTATAATATTTGATAATAGTTGGGTAATTAAAAAAGAAAATTATGAACTTTAATATAAATAAATTTAATGAGTTAGGATATGTAATAATAAAAGACTTTTTATCCGAAGATGAATTAAAGGATCTATTAAAAATATCCCAAAAACACTATAAATATTCTCTTAATTTAACGGAACATGAAGGTAACTATAGATTAAATAGTCCTACTAACCTAAATAAAATAGAAGGGGCATGCGAGTATGAACCTGAGTTTTTAAAAATAGCAAAGAATAAAATCCTTGTAAATACAGCCAAACAATTAATAAATACAGAAGAAACATTAGATGTTTATATATCTAAATTTTTTCCAATGAAACCCAAAGTAGGAGTATCAACATTTTTACACCAAGATAACTTTTATTTTAATGGTGATCCTGATAATATAATTAGTTGTGCTCTATATTTTCAAAATACAAATAAAGAAAATGGATGTTTAAGAATTATACCTGGATCTCATAAAATAGGAATAATACCACATGATGTTATATCCCATATAGAAGGAATACAATGGATAGATGAAACAAAATTAAATCCTAATTGGATATTAGACTTAGAATTAGATGCACCTTATGCTGTGTTTTTTAATATTAATATGATACATGGGTGTTATCCAAATACTTCAAATAATACTCGGTTTAGTTTAGCCTGGGAATACATAGAATCGAATAATAATAACGTAGCATCATCAAAAAACAATTGGTGTGATAGAAACTTAGTAGGATAATATGAGTTCATTAAGATTTAACCCTAATCCTGAATGGAATAATATGTGGGGTAATAGGTTTTATTTAGGTTTAAACCAATTAATGTATGATATATATTCTACATTAAACAATAAATCTAATTTAAAAATGTTAGAAATTGGGTCATATAAAGGTGAATCTACTTTTATGTTTGCCTCGTTAGGAATATTTAGTGAAATTCATTGTATAGACCCTCACGAAGAAAAAGAAGAATCTAATTTGGTATTTAACGAAACATGGGATAATGTAAAAGAAGAATTTAAACTTAATACTCGCCATTTTAGTAATATCACTCACCACAAAGAATATAGTTACAATATATCAAACATCTTTCCAGATGGTTACTTTGATTTTATTTATATAGATGGTGCCCATGATTACGAATCGGTAAAAAAAGATATAAAATTATACACACCCAAAACTAAACAATTAATAGGTGGACACGATTACCAAAAAGAATGGCCTGGTGTAGTACGTGCGGTAAATGAAGCATTTCAAGAACCATTTAAAACATACCTTGATGATAGTTGGATAAAACCAATACATTAAATAAAAATTATATATTTATAACAAAATAACAATAAACATGGTACATAATTATAGAATTACAGAACTTGAAAGAGAAATAAGTACTGGAATAATAAATAGAATTTCATTCATAGTTGATTCTCTTCATGAAGAAGTTGGAGAAAGATATAATGGGGAGATAGAAGTAACAGGATCAATAGATACCCCAGGTTTTATTGAATTTGAAAACCTAACTCAAGAAAATGTTTTAAGTTGGATTACATCTCTAGTTGATACAGCTCTTATAGAACAAGAAAATTCAGCTTCAATAGCTAATATGATATCCACTCCTCCTGCTATTAATGGTACTGGTTTTCCTTGGGAGAATTAATAATAAAAAATACGATTTAGTTAGGAAATACTAAATTTTTTTCGTATATTTAAGTTATAAATAAATTAAGTTATAAATGAATATAATCTTTCAAATTGAAGGTGGACTTGGTAAGTCTATCATGGCAACAGCTGTAGTAATTGCCATTAAAACACGTTATAAAAACGCAAAACTAATAGTAGTAACCGGCTATACTGACGTCTTTTTAAACAATCCTCATATACATGAAACTTATGATATCAACCAAGCAAATGGGTTATATCTAAAGTATATTAAAGACCAAAAATGTAAAATATTTGCGTCTGAACCTTATAAAACATCTGATTTTATTACTAATAAACCTGTTTCATTATTAAAAACTTGGTGTGAACTTTTTGGGTTAAGATATAATAATGAACAACCACAACTTTACTTATCACAACCTGAAATAGATTATTTTTCTCCATACTACTCTACAGATAAACCTATTATGGCTATTCAACCAAATGGAGGACCTCCTGGTGTATCTCAACAATATTCATGGACTAGAGATATACCCCCAATTGTAGTAAAAGAATTAATTGATTATTACAAACAGGATTATACTATAATTCATATTAAAAGAGAAGATCAAATTACATACCCCGACAGTTTACAAGCTTTAGATGGATACCGAAGCATAGCAATCCTCCTTCAAAAATCTAGTAAAAGATTATTAATAGATAGTTTTAGTCAACATATGGCAAGGGCATTAAATCTAAAATCTACAGTATGTTGGGTAGATACTAAACCAGAAATATTTGGTTATAACTTCCATAATAATATTAAAGCAAACCCTTATACAAAAGACATCCCTTTGCATAATGTATCTTATACTCCTTTTAGTTTAGTTGAGGAAATAAAAACTCTTCCCTATAATGACTTAAATGAGATATTTGATATAAACAAAATAACTGTATCATTAAACAAACAATAAATGTCAGATTCACCTAAAATTTTAGTTTCTAGTTGTTATATAGGAACAACGGGTTTTAATAACCATTCACGTGATTTTTTTAGAAAGCTATCAAAACATTACCCTTTAAAAATTAGAAACTTTACTGTTCCTAAATATTGGAATGGTATAAAAGATGAACCCTTTAATGAAGAACCTTATATATTAGATTTAGATAAAAAACTCTTATCATCACAAACTTCATTTAAAAATGATAAAACTTTAAATGATACAGAAATTTATAAGAATTACCCTAATAATTTTAACCACAATTTAAATATAGTTTTAGCAGAAGTAAACCACCATTATTTCTACCAGACATATGATGGGCCTAAAATTGCTTATCTTGTATGGGAAACAACAGAATATCCTAAGAATTTTTACAATCGAATAAAAGAATTTGATCAAATATGGGTACCCTCTCAATGGCAAAAAGACTGTAACATATTGCAGGGAATACCTGAAAGCAAAATTAAAGTAGTTCCTGAAGCGGTCGATGGGGAAATTTTTAAACCTAATTCTAAATCTACTTTACCCGAATATGATGATGGNAGATTTAAATTTATCCATTTTGGTAGATGGGATTATAGAAAATCAACAAAAGAAATAATTGAAAGTTTTTTAAAAGAATTTGATAAAGATGAACCTGTAGATTTAATTATATCTATAGATAATATGTTCGCTAAAGATGGATTTGAAACAACTGAAAAAAGGTTAAAACATTATAATTTAATAGACCCAAGAATTAAAATAAAACATTTTCCTACCAGAGAAGAATATATAAAATACCTCCAAAAAGGTCATGTATTTTTATCTTGTGCTCGATCTGAAGGGTGGAACTTGCCTTTAATAGAAGCTATGGCTTGTGGTACACCTTCTATTTATTCTAATTGTAGTGCACAACTAGAATTTGCTGAAGGTAAAGGATTACCTGTAGATATAATAGGCACACAACCCGCTATTAGAGGAGAATACAGCACATACTCACAATCAGAGCTATCAGGGGAATTTTACGTCCCAGATTTTAATCATCTTAAGGAAGTAATGAGAGATGCTTATGATAATTACGATTACCATAAAAAAATAGCTTTAGAAGAATCTAAAGAATTAAGAAAAAAGTTTACTTGGGAAAATATGGCTGAAATAGCTAATAAAGAAATCAATTCTTTTATAAAAAACCCACCTAAAAACAAAATTGAACTTAGTTTTAACCAAGGAGTTAAGTTAGAAGTATTTGGTTCTAATAAGGAAGAATACTTTGTAGAATTTATAAATTCTGATACTAATAAAGTAATACATTCTAGTACTATTAAAAATAATATGTGGACTAAATGTAACCATGAATACTATATCCCTTGGGTTATTAAAGTAAATGGGGAAATAATTCATACTTTTGATGTAACCAATAGAATAGTTAAAATATCATTAGATTCAAAATCTATAGGAGATACATTAGCATGGACTCCTCAAGTTTTAGAATTTCAAAGAAAACATAACTGTAAAGTTGTAGTTAGTACTTTCCATAATGAGTGGTTTGCTAACAACCCAGAATATAAAGATATATTATTTATAGAACCTAACAAAGATATTTCTTCATACGCTCATTATAAAATAGGGTGGTTTAAAACCAATGGAAAATGGGATAAAGGTATAAAAAATAAAAACCAAGTAAACACAATTCCTCTAATCCAAACCGCAACAGATGCTTTAGGTCTTCCTTATAAAGAAATTAACCATGGAGTAGATTTTAAAATAGGTAAAAGACCAATTAAAGGAAAATATATCTGTATAGGTCCTAGAGCAACCTCGGGGTTAAAAGAATGGCCTCATGATAGGTGGAGAAATTTAGCTAAAAAATTACATAAAAAAGGGTATAAAGTAGTTAATTTATCCTATGAGGGATTTTCGGGAACTAATATAATAAATAAAAATAAACTTAATTGGGAAAAAACTTTTAACTACCTTTACCACGCAGAATTATTTATTGGTTTAGGATCTGGTTTATCATGGGCAAATTGGGCTTTAAATAAACCAACTTTAATGGTTAATAATTTCATTCCATTTGGTTACGAATTTACAAATAATTTAACTAAAGTAGAAAATAATACTGTATGTAATAATTGTTGGGTTAATAAAGATTTTACATTTGATCCAGGTAATTGGGATTGGTGTCCTAAAAATGAAGGAACCCCAAAACAACATATATGTCAAAAATCAATTACAGTAGATCAGGTTTATTTAGAATGTTTAAACTTATTAGAACCTAAAGAAAATTATGAATTTGTTTGGGTAACAGGAGGAGATGAAAAATATCTATCTATGATAGAAGTTTTGGCAAAAAGTTTATTAAAACATTCAAAATATAAACTAATAGTATATGGGTTTAATTGTGATTCTAAAATTAATTTACCTAATGTAATAAATAAAAGAATTAACTTTGATCCTAAACCCATAAGATATATTAATACGGAATTTGATTTGATAGACAAAGACTATTCTATATATTTTGCTAAGTATTTAACTAGTATAGATTCTTTAAAAACTGAATATAAAAACTTTGCTTGGATAGATGGTGATGCTTTTGCTACCGAAAATATTGATGGTTCTTTAAAATATCTTTTAAATTTAAAGGATTACCCCTTATTTATGAGATATTTTGATGAAGATATGGTTCATTGGAGAAAATATAAAAACATAAAATTAGAAGGACATTATGGAGCTGAAGTATCTAATATTTTAAATATTAAAAGAAACCCAAATAGTGTTATTATAGCAACTGGTTTTTATTTTTATAATAAAGATTCGGAATCATTTTTTCAAAGATGTTTAGACTTAAATAAACAATTAAATACCCAAAACCTTCAAATATTTGCCGACGATAATGCATTCTCAGAAGAAAGAGTGACTAATGCCTTACTTTGGAAAGAAAATAAAACTAATTATTTACCTATTACATGGAATAATTATTATTCCCCTAAAGAAAAAGTTGTTGTAGATCAAAATACATTAGATAAAGGATTTGATGTTATGTTTGATATAACAAACAAAGAACCTTATTTTGTACATGGTCCCGACCCATCAGTTGTTCCTAAAAATAGTAAAACTTTAGATTTAATGTATCAAGATCACCAAATAAAAAAATTAATGGTAGTATCTCATCCTGATGATGAATTAATATTTGGTGGCGCGGAATTAATAAAACATGGTCCGGAATATAAAGTTATTTGTCTTACTAATAAATCAAATAAAATTAGAAGTAAAGAATTTGAACAAGTAATGACAAAATTAAATGTGGGGTCTTGGGAAATGTTTGATCATAAAGATGATTTACATAATCCACCTGAAAGATACGATATTGAATCTATATTATTAAATAGACAATGGGAAAAAATAGTAACACATAACCCTATAGGTGAATATGGACACCCACAACATAAAGCTGTGTTTAATTTTATTAAAGAGTATGTTGATAAAATTATTTTAGAAGACATATTATATGTATTTGGAAAATCCAGTGCTAAACTAGATAAAAATATTGTGGATACTAAGAAAAATTTACTTACATTATATAAGTCTGAACAATCTATTATTAACCAAATATTAAATAATAAAGGGGATTGGTTTAAAAGTAATAATGATAATACTAATTATATAGAATACGAGTCTTTAGAAAAGTATGAAGAAAATAAAAATAAAAATAACTATATAGCATGTTATGAAAAATAAAAATTTAGTAATAATAATGTGTCATTGTGATAATGATATTAAAAAAAAGACATTAAATAAAAATATAGATAAAATCAAATCCGAAGGGTTTGATATAATGGTATTATCTCATATCCCTGTATCAAATTCCATACAAAATAAAGTTGATTATTTTATATATGATAAAAGCAACCCAACAATTACATACCCTTATAGGGGAATGGTATTTTGGAGAAATTTAAAATTTAAAGATAAAAAAATTAAACTACAAAATATATTAGATGATTATGGTTGGACGGCATTTAATCAAATATTATTAGCTGGGAATTTAGGAATATCACTTGATTATGATTATTTTAGTTTTATTAATTATGACGTTAAATTAACGGATAACATTATTCATGATTTAAACAACCCTGTTCCTTTTTTAGTATCTAAAGTAAGGGATTTAAGATTACAAGATATAGGTTATAGATTCCCGAGTTTTATGTTAAATGTCTTATCAAAAGAAAATTTAAAATCCTTATTACCTATAATTAATAAAAAGTATTATATGAGTGATCAACACCCATGGAAAAAGGATGGGAAATTTAGAGATGCAGAAGAATATTGGGAGCAATTAATTAAAAACTTTGAATATCTTACTCACATAGAACCCATTTGGGATCAAATATCATTTGAAAACACAGATGGTCTATTTAATTTTAGTAATGATGAAAATTTTAAAATATTTTTTCAAAACTCTGACACACATGAAAGGATACATACAGAAGATTGGACACCAAGAATAATTGTTTATGATAATAATACCTCAGAATTAAAATTAGTAGTGAATTCTTTAGAAACGGCAATTGAAGGAACAAATGTGTGTCTAGAACTCCCAGAAACAATAACAAAAATTGGATATATAGTAAAAGACAAATATTACGATTTAACAGAAAAATATCATAAATCTATTTTTGCTACTATAGATTTTCAATAAAAATTAAATATGTATAATTAAATAAATAAAAAATGAGTAAAAAAATTAAGTTATCAAAAGAAGAATTAGAAATTCTTAAAGGTTATCAACAACAACAAAATTCAATTACTTTTGAATTAGGACAAGTTGACATTAATAGGGCAATATTAGAAGGCCAAAGAGCATCTGTTTTGGATAAACTAGGTGATTTACAAGAAAAAACTAATAAAACGGCTAAAGAATTACAAGAAAAATATGGGGATGGAAACATTGATTTAGAATCTGGGGAATTTACTACAACAGAATAAGTTTTTGAATCTCTTCCTAATATTTATAATAAAACAATATTAAAAATAATATAACAAAATGGCAGAAACATTAATATCTCCAGGAGTATTAGCAAGAGAAAACGATCAATCTCTAGTTACAGCTCAACCCTTAACTAGAGGAGCAGCAATTATAGGACCAACAGTTAAAGGACCGGTTGAAAAACCAACTTTAGTTAGTTCTTTTAGTTCTTTCCAAACAATTTTTGGTTCAACTTTATTAAGTGGTTCACAAGATTATACTTATTTAACTTCAATTGCAGCTAATAACTATTTTTCTCAAGGTGGAACTTCTTTATTAGTAACAAGAGTTACAAGTGGTTCTTTTGATCCCGCTTTATCTACTACAATTCAAAATAATGTTGAAGCAGCAAGTGCAGGAATAGCAGGAGATATTGTCGGAGACTTAAGTTCAGGTGGTACCGGGGGTACAAAAGGTACTTATGCAATAACAGCAGGTGAAATAGCCCCTAATAATGGAGCAACTCTTTCTGTAGTAATAGGTGAATTAACTAATTTAATAGCAACCCAAAACGTAACAGCACAAAGTGCTTTAGTAGGTGGTACTACAATTGGTGCTGTAACAGGTCCATTCACAATAGCCGCTGACAAAATAACAACATCAGGAGGAACTACTCAAGTTGGAACAGGAGCAACACTTACTATCACAACCGATGGTGGAGGAGCAGCTGGTGTTATAACTTCAATAGTAGTAGCAGCAGCTGGATCTGGATATGTTGCAGGAAATGTATTAACAGTAACAGCTTCAGATTTAGTAGATGCTGGATTTATAGCTTGTGACAAAAATATAACAGTTACTTTAGTTGACGCTAATTTATTAAATGGACCAACTGCTATTAATGTAACTAGTGATGGAGCTGGATATTCCGCAGGTGATACATTAACAATAGCTGCCGCTGATGTTGGAACTCCAACAGCCGATTTAGTAATAACTTTAACTGACAGTTCAATTGTAAACCAAGCAGCTTTTGTATTAGAAACACTTTCAGAAGGAGTGATTATGAATAATACATCTCCTGTAGGAGCAGATCAAGGAGGAACAGAATTAGCAAACGGAGCTTTAGCAAGTGGTTCTGCTGATAACCTAAGATGGGAAATTGGAGCTGTAAATACATCATCCGGTGTATTCTCATTATTTGTTAGACGTGGTAATGATAATAATAACCAAAAAGTTATTCTAGAATCATTTAATAATATCTCTTTAGATCCTTTCTCTCCAAATTATATTTCAAGAGCAATTGGTGATAATACTTCAAATGTTGTAGTAGCAGCAGATGGTTCAGGAACATATTTACAAGAATCAGGTTCTTACCCAAATATATCTAATTATATAAGAGTAAAACAAGTAAATGCAAACACACCTTATTACTTTGATAATAATGGTATTGCAAAATCTGAATTTACAGCATCTTTACCTCAATTAGGATCTGGTTCATTTGATGAAGCAGTAGGATCTAATTTAAATAGTACAAGTGCAAATTTATTTTATGAAAATATAAGTTCAGTAAATACTCAAGGTGTAATTGGAACAGATTATACAAATGCAATTAACTTATTAGCAAATCAGGACGAATATCAATACAATGTAATTTCAGCTCCAGGTTTATATTATTCAAATTATGCTGTACAGTGTAATTTAATTAAGAATATGTGTATTTCAAGAGGNGATGCAATTTATGTNATGGATTTAGTTCCTTACAACACAGCAATCGCAACTGTAAACCAAAATGCAGCAGCAATAGATTCTAGTTATGCAGCAGCTTATTGGCCATGGTTACAAACTATTGATCCAAATTCTGGATTATTAGTATATGTACCAGCTTCTACAATGATTCCAGGAGTATATGCTTTTACAGATGCTTCTTCAGACCCATGGTTCGCACCAGCAGGTATTACTAGAGGAGGATTAGGTTCTGTAGTAAGAGCTGAAAGAAAATTAACATCTGCAAATAGAGATACATTATATGAAGCTAATGTAAACCCAATCGCTACATTCCCACAACAAGGAGTTGTAGTATTTGGACAGAAAACATTACAAAAAGCAGCAACTGCTTTAGATAGAGTAAATGTACGTAGATTGTTAATTACACTTAAAGGATATATTTCTCAAATTGCAGATAATTTAGTATTTGAACAAAATACTATTGCAACTAGACAAAACTTTTTAACACAAGTAAATCCATATTTAGAAAGTGTTCAACAAAGACAGGGATTATATGCTTTTAAAGTAGTAATGGATGAAACAAACAATACACCAGATGTTATTGATAGAAATGAGTTAATCGGTCAGATTTTCTTACAACCAACTAAAACAGCTGAATTTATTATACTTGATTTCAACGTATTACCAACTGGAGCAACATTTCCAGCATAAAAAGAAAAAAACCGAATATTTATAATAAAATAAGAAAATAAAATGGCAGTATTAAACCCAAACGAAATATTTTTCACAGCTTTCGAGCCAAAACAAAAGAATAGATTTATAGCTTTTGTAGACGGATTTCCAGCATACATCATGAAAGGTGTAGGAGCCGTAACTGTATCACAAGGAACAGTACCATTAAATCATATTAATGTTCAACGTTTTGTAAAAGGTAAAACAACTTGGGGAACTATTCAGTTTACATTATTTGATCCAATTACACCATCTGGTGCACAATCAGTAATGGAATGGGTTAGATTACACCACGAATCAGTAACTGGTAGAGATGGTTATAGTGATTTCTATAAGAAAGATCTTACAATCAATGTATTAGGACCTGTAGGTGATGTAGTTTCAGAATGGATCATCAAAGGAGCAATGATTACAGAAGCTTCATTTGGAGATTATAACTGGGATACTGAAAATGCTGCTCAAGAAATTACAATGACAGTTCAACCTGATTATTGTGTATTAAATTTCTAAAAATTTTACTCACCCCTAATTTGCAAAATAGCTTGGCTTTGGTCAAGCTTTTTTGTATTTTACATACGTATAACTGATAAAAACGTTTTAACCAAATAAAGATTATGGCCGAATTTAAATTCCCAACAGAAGAAATAGAATTACCTTCAAAAGGTTTAGTATACCCCAAAGACAATCCCCTATCAAGCGGTAAAGTAGAAATCAAATATATGACAGCAAAGGAAGAAGATATTCTTTCTAACCAATCTTACATTGAAAAAGGTAATGTATTAGATAAACTATTAGAATCTGTAATTATTTCTAAAATAGATTTAAAAGATTTAATTGTAGGTGATAAAAATGCAATTTTAATTGCTACTCGTATTTTAGGGTATGGATCTGATTACAAAACAACAGTTAATGGAAGAACAGAAACAATTGACCTTTCAGAATTAGAAAATAAAGAATTTGATAGTTCTACCATGATTGAAGGTAAAAATGAATTTGCTTTTACTTTACCCCATAGTGATACAAAGATTACATATAAATTGTTAACGGGTCATGATGAAGCTAAAATTGAAAGAGAATTAAAAGGACTTAAAAAATTAAATAAAAATTCATCCCCAGATGCCTCTACTAGATTAAAATATGCATTAACCTCTGTTAATGGAGAAACTGAAATTAAAGATATTAGAGAATTTGTAGACACCTATTTTTTAGCACGTGATGCTAGAGCATTTAGAAAACACATAGTTGAAACATCACCTGATGTAGATCTTAATGTTATTCTAGATAGCGGAGAGGAGGTAACAGTCCCTATTGGACTAAACTTTTTTTGGCCTGACTTTGGAGACAGCTCCTCAAGTTAGATTAAATATATTTAAACAAATTCATGAAATAATATTTCATGGTAAAGGTGGGTATGACTATATTACCATTTACAATATGCCTATATGGTTGCGTAAATTTACTTTCAAAGAAATAAATGATTTTTATGAGAAAAAAGCCGCAGCAGAAAAAAATGAAATGTCTGCCGGTAAAACTTCATTAGTAAATTCAGAAGGTAAAGTAAATGCCCCCCAATTTAAACAGGCATCCAAAGCATATGAAGGAAAGAGTAGCTACAAATAGTTACTCTTTTTCATATTTATAATAAAATCTAATTATAATGGCAAGTCTTAAGGAAATCGAAGAAGCAAAATTGGCAGCTAAAGCCCTTAATGAAGAATTAGGGTTTTTAGAAGACGCATTTGTTTCGATAGGCCAAAAAATAAAAAATGAGGTTACAGACCAATTAGCAAATGCAGATTCCCAAACTCAAGAGTTGGGTAATAAATTTTCTACAAACCTTAATAATGCTATAAAACAAAATGCTAACTCTTTAAAAGAGATAACAAAACTTCAAGATCAGATAGGTAAAGGTGTTAATGTAGAAGCAAAAATAGCCAAAGAATTAGAAAAAATTGCAACTAGAAAAAAAACAATTGTACGTCAACAAAATATTCTTACAGCAAATGGTATAAAAATAAATGAGGATCTTTCTAAACAACTTAATGCTCAATTCGGTATACAAGAAGATACTCTTGGTACACTTAAATTAGAAAATACTGAAAGACAAAAACAAAAATCCTTATTTACTTTACTTGGAGAAGGAGGTGCTAACCTATTAGATAAACTTGATAAATCAGGTACGGCATCAAAATTAATGCAATTAAATCTAAAAGATACAGTAACCCCAACGAGGTTAATGGAACTTGCTATAGGTTTTATAGTTGAGGCTTTTATATCTTTAGATCAAACAACAGAAAAAGTTGCAAAAAACTTAGG